AAATCCGAATATGATGAAAAGCTCTTAGTGAGAGAGCCTAGATCTAGCAATCGTAAGCATCTTAAAATCAAAGATAAAGATTTACCGTTTGTAGGATATGATGTCTGGAATGGATACGAAGTTTCAGGCTTAATGGATAACGGGATGCCTGTTAATGCTGTCGCTAAAGTAGTGTATGCTTGTGATAGTAAATATATTGTTGAATCTAAATCTATGAAGTTATATTGGAATAGCTTCAATATGACAAAATTTGGCGAAACGATGGAAGATGTTGTAAGCGGTATTGAATTTCATGCTGCTGCAGATCTTAGTAAGCTATTACAAACAGAAGTAAAGGTTAAATTATTCTCTTGTGATACAGATTTGAGAGGAGTATCTAATCCATTCTTAGAAGCATACGACGGTCTTCCGAACTCATTAGCGATCATCTCAACTAAGAAATATGTAAGGTTGGAGCATTTTCTGACAACTGGATATCGTGCAAAGTCTGAAATTAATATTACTAAGTATAAAGAAGACCCGTCTATATTTGATACTAAATATACCTCTATGGCAGAGCCAAATAATCTAAATGTAATGTCTTCATTACTTAAAAGTAATTGCCGTGTTACATCACAACCAGATTGGGGAGATGTATTTATTCATATAGAGGGTCAATGGTTACCTGGAGTAAGAGAGCTACTTGAATATATTATTTCGTTTAGAGACGAAAACCACTTCCATGAGGAAATATGTGAAACAATTTATAAACGCTTATATGATAGGTTCTCCCCTCGAGAACTAATGGTAGCGTGTTTATATTCACGCAGAGGTGGTTGGGATATTAATCCAGTTAGAGCTAGTAAAATCGACCTAATAGATGATATGATGTGGGATGAAACTATCCCATGGATTAAGACCATTAGACAATAAAAAAAGGACGCTCTTTCGAGCGTCCTTCGATAATAATCACTATTAGGATTACTGGAACGGTGTGTATGAGGCAGCTGTACTTGCTCCAACATGCGTTCCTAAACCAAGTACGAACACAACATGGTAGTAGTTAGAAGCACCAAAGAGGTGATCAACAACACCATAACGTGTTAACATACCGACCTTCGGATAGAAGCTGTTCGGATCAATTGAACGTTGCACCATGACCGGGATATAAGGACAGTAAATGATACCAGTATCATAATACTCAGGTCCTTTATAACCGAGCAAGGCGTACTCAACCTTCAAATCCGCACCCTTACCCAGGTTATACTGCGCTTCAGTACGTGTATCGCGATAAACGTTAAAACGTCCACCAACGTTACCAACCTTAGCAACACCAACCGGTTGCGTATTAACGTTTCCGTTAACTGTCATCCAAGAGAACTCAGGAAGCATCTCAAGAAGGGCGCAAACACTAGGTGTAGCAACAATAAAGTTAGCAGCACCACGGCGGTTCTTAACAGCCAATCTGTTAGCTTCAACGATTAACTTCTGATAGAAGTCACGATTCCTCTCACCTAACCAGCGAGCATCAGCAGCTGAAACTGCATAACGGGAGACACCGCCACCAGCGGTACCAGCACCCATTGCAGCTTGGATCATACGAATGATCATCTCACGATCAATCTCAGCTTGAATCTCATATGACATAGCATTTGTTAATTCAGCATCAACATCAATACCATTCATATTCTTGAGATCCTGCTCAAGTTCAACCGACCAGCGAGCGTTCAACCTACGAGTACCAGCCTCAACAGCTGTCTTCTCGAAGCTCAACTCAACTGTAGGGGCATTCCTGGCTTTATCAAGCTCGAAGGTTGATAAAGCAGCAGCAAAACCATCATCTGGACTACCTGGCTTACTAGCACCAGACAACCAAGGATGAGCCGCACCAACCATCTCGGCGTTGGCTCCCGGAAGGGAAGCTGTCCAGCCCTCTGCACCAGAGGCACCGGTAAATCCAGTACCTAGGTAATTGTGACCTAACTCACCTGCGTCCTGTCCACCTTTAGCGGGCGACTCAAGGTTCTCATGAGCAGTTGTTCCATCAGTTGCACCTGTTGCATCAAAAACTTGACCGTGAGTCGCCTGTGTCAGCACATCGTGATCACCATCAATCAGAGATGCACTGTACTTATAGCGAAGAGCAAATGCCAGACCAACCGGTCCACTCATCGGCTGAACACCAACGATCTCGTTAGTAATCAACTCGGGGAATGTACGGCGAATCATCGGTATAAGAATCTTCGGTAAACGTGCATCACCACCTGCATATGAATCGCCAGATCCATATGTTCCACCGGCTTGACCAGCTGCATCACCGGGAGCATTACCAAAAACACCAGCACTTCCCCCTGTGGGGCTGGCTGATGTGTTACCCTCTCTTATACACCACTCTTCTTGGTTCTCAAGGAGAATGGCGGTGTTCACCCGCGTATGCGGGTTCTCAATAGGCGTAACTTTGTCAGAGGTATAGTCCAATACAGGACTCCACTTCTCCAACAATTGCTCCGCTCTATTATTATCAATATAATTTTGATTTGGACGTGTATTTGTTTCGTTCATAATCTATTAATTTCCTTTTTTTATAATAATTTTTCCGTTGCATTGGAGAATCAGGTAGTATATACCTCAACAATTGTGAAATTTTACAATCTCATATTAGCTAATTCTTGAGCATAATGACTAACAGCTGTTTTTGGTTGCTCAACTTTCTCTTCAACAACCTTAGCTTCCTTAGTCTTATTCTCTGTCATAGCCTCTTCCTTTAAAATATCAAGAGACTCTTGAGCTTTCTTGTCAAAAATATTGACTGTATACTCAAAGTTCTCTTCAATAAACGTAAGATCTTTATCTTCAAAAGTCTTTCTCACGAAATTCGCTTTCTTCTCATCAACACCATGGAGCTTCTTTTCTAAAAATAAATCCTTTTTAACAAACTCAAGCTCTTCAGAGATAGTATTATGAGACTTAGTAAGTTCCTCAAGCTCATTCTTCGAAGCATCAATAGTGTCTTTACCGTCTTTAACAGCCTCTCGAATAGACTCATTAGCTAATACCATATCAACCGAGAGCATCTTACGGATATCCTTAAGTAAATCATATGCTCTTTTATTTGTAGTAGCTTCTTCAATTGTCTTAGTAGGAATTGCCTCTTCCATATATGAGTCAAGATAATCGGATACAGACTCAACTACTGTTTGTTTTAATGCTGTTGCTTCCTCGTTAATAGACTGACGATAACGACGAACAACATTCTGTAATTTACGTGCGCGGTCTTGATCCACTGCATCAACAACTTTATTGAGTTTCTTCGTGTGATCCTTATCTATAGACTCTAATAGCTCTTCTAACTTCTTAGAATGCTCTTCATCTTGCGATGTAAGGGCTGCCTCTATTGCGATCTTAGCACGATCATCCACCTTAGTTTCAACGGCTTCATTGAACGCTGTTTCAATTTGCTTAAGACTATCTTCTGTAAGAACGTCTTTCCCTACTTCATTAAGTAAATCAGATATGTTGCTCATGATTAAAATAAATCCTTTTTAGTTGCTTTCGCTATTTTTTCTTTAAGTTTGCCTTCAACTACTCCTTTTAATTCTTTATTAGCTGCGGCATAATTCTTATCAATAATATTACTGATAAACGACTTGATCTGTTTATTCCGATCCATCATAATTATTTAAGTAATTTTTACCATTTTTTATATGTTTTTAATAAACTCAATAAACTTATTTCTCAAGTATTCATCAACATCTCTATTCGGTAATTTTTTTAAACTCTCTTCAAACCGATCAAAATGCTCTTCAAATTCTCCGGACTTATTTAAAATCCATTGTTTTGATTCTAGGATGCCATTGACAAATGCGTCTGAATAAGAAGGATCAGCAACGCAATCAATAGCAACTAACTTCATCTCAGTTACATGACCAATTTCACTATCAGTTTCTTGGTCAATTTTACCTAATGCTCTAGATGACATACCTACTCGTACACCATCTAAAACTAAACTCTTTACAATTGCACCAGTAGGAGTATTTAGCACTTTACTCTTTCCATAAAAAATGTTACCATCTTGTTTCATTTCGGTAACTATATGACACGCACGTTCTAAATCAACTTCAGCTGTAGTAGGATGATTTAACTCTCCCATAGCTCGGTCAGTATTAATCATTTCTTTCTCATACCGAGACACTTCCTGTACCATATTATCTAAATCATATACGCGCTTGTTCTTATTAACATCAGAAGCCATCATATAAGGTCCCTTAATATATAACCTAGATTCTGACTTTCCGTTCTTCTCTTCCACTATATATTCAAACTCAGAAGGATCAGTTTTCTCTACTAGTAATCTAAAAGGCATAGCGCTATAAAATATTTATTGTTTCTATTGCTTTTTTCCGTTAAATAATTCCTTTTCAGTAAGAATTAAAAAATTGTATCCATGATCATCTGCCCATAATTTTGCCGCTTTCCACTTAGCTTGATTAATACTATATGTTACTTGTTCATGTAATAGCGTGCTTTGTTTTTTTCTTCCACGCATGACTGGGCGCTGAGTCTGACTATAGGGTTTTATTTCTATTAAGTACTTTACTTTCCTATCTCTCTCTTTTAATATTAAAGTATTATCAACATAGTACTTATGTGATCTAGAATCTATAGGACTTATATACGGTACTGCAATACACTCACTCGTCCATTCAAGTACATTTGGATTATAATCACACCATTTGAAAAAATGTAACTCCCAAGAGCTTCTATAATGCGGGTATTGCTTACCAAGAAACTTTTGACTATGAGTAGGTCTATATATACCTTTCTTGAAATTTCCTTTTTTATGTAAAGCCATTAGCCTACAAAAAACATAGGAGGTTGAGCGTCGCCAAAACCAGCAGATGAACCTGTAAAAAGTCTTTCTTCTAGCTCTTTTTTCTCCAATATCCCTTCCTGTAATATACTAGTATCAAGACCTGTACCACCGAATAATTGAGCATTACCGAACTTACCTCGTACTCGACCTAATGTAATTTTAGTCAAGGCGGCAGCATATTGATACACCCATGGCTCTTTAATAATGTCTTTAATATGTTTTTCAACATAACAACTCATCACACCGTAAAATTTTTCGCCCTTCTTAGGCTCTGGCATCATAATTAAATGTTGATTACGTTCATTAAATTTAAAATAACGTTTTGTAGAAAGCATCTTTTCGCGGGTCTCAAGCCACTGCTTTAATATATACCAACTAATTAAGTCAAAGCCGTAATTACCCATGGCATAACTAAAATATGTTTGTTGCGCTAAAGTTTGCTCAATTGTAAATAAAGTATTTAAACTACTACTGGTCGACTCATCATAACTAAATACCTCCATTACCTTCCGGTTTTGTCTTGTAAGGTTATCCCATCTACCTAATGACGGGCTAGTCGATGTCAATTGATTAACAGTCGTAGTATCATTTTGTGTATCATTACGAGATGCATTAACTGTTCCTGCTTGTTCGGCTGTTGTAGATAATACAATACCAACCTTCACATTATTGGTTAACGGTGTTTCAATCTTACTACCTGGAATTGCACTTACAGAAAATATTGGAGTGGTTGTTGTATATACATCACCATATTGGTTTAAGCTTATGTCTACACCTTCAGTTGTGAGTGGCTCGTCCGCCGATACACAAACTACTAAAGACTTTGCTACGTGAGCAGATCCCCCATCTAATGTCACTGTAAAGGTATATTCCGAAGGATCGACAAGAGTATCTCCAGCATCAAATTCAAATAAAGATATAAATGTGTTAGCTGGTCTTGGGTTTGCTGCAGCAAAACTTTTTGCTGTAACAGAGGGGATTTGCGTTGATTGACCTACTGTCACTTCTGCCTCCGTAGAATAACTAGCAGTCAGCTCATTAGTAAGAGTAAACAATTTTGAAATATCTAACCCCTTACCAACAGTATATTTGGTACTATCAACAACTAGATGCTCTTCAGTATACCCTGCATACTTAGAAAATAGTTCTACAGCTAATGTTATATTAGTAAAAATTTGATGGCCATGTAACTCTAAATTAACAATAGGGTATCCTAATGAATAGGTAATCCTATCAGCTAATTTCTGATAAGTAGTAACCGTATTTGCAAGATATGTAGAGTATAGATGACTTCCTGCAGTTAAGTAATTGTCGTTCCACGTACTAGTCGCCACATAATTATTTATGTTGGCAACGCTGAAGTTTCGCCACCTGCAGTAGGTTCTGGTGTAGGTACTCCAGGCGTTTCACCGCCGATAGGAGGAGGTGCACCACCGGGACCAAGAGGTGGAGGAACATCTCCCCCGGGAGGAACTCCTGGTCCAACCTCACCACCAACAGGAGGCACCGCCCCAGTACCGGATGCCCAGTCTGCGCCGCCGCCGCGGATTTGATCTAATTCAAATTGTAACGCTGCATCCTTTCTTAACCATTCCCTATTAGCTTTAATCTGCTCATCCGTCCATCCCAGATATTCTTTCTGTCCGTATCCTTGTGATATAGATTCGTTACTCCCAACATTAGTAAAGTTATTCAATTTAAGATCCATTATTTGTTGTCTCCGTAATTCAAAATAATTACGAGGCGGTGTAAATACTAAATCAAATACATTCTCTCTTAATTCAAAATTCTTCCACATGCTTTTTAATTTAAGATGTGTAACAAATGCATCCTTTAATCCAACTGCAAATTGATGCTGAAGTCTAACGATAAAATTCGCAAACTTTAATTCCTCTCTCAATACATTTGCATCGGCACTATATTGAGAGTTCTCAGAATCAACTCTATTAGTTGGCACTTTAAGGGCTTTATATAATTTTTTAACAAAATAATTTAAATCGTCTAACTCACCCAAATTTGCGCCGCCTGGTAAAGTTTTAACTTCTGTACCATTACTACCTTCTCTCTTTGGAAACCAATAGGCATCTAACATTGATTGTGGATTAAATGAATCTACTCGTTTACTCTCATCTAAACTAAACGTTTTCTTACTCCAATAATTTTGCATCAAGCGACGAATATAGCCTTCAGCTTTAGGAGTACTCATATTACCGACATCAACATTAAACACTAAACGCTCCGGGGCTCTTACTAACCGATATATAATAATTGAATCTTCAATTAAAGATAACTGCCTATAAGCTCTTCGTGCGTTCTCAATAAACGGAATCCTAAAAGTTTTATTTTCATTCCATGTACCAGAATTGATATATGTAACCTGATTCTTTTCCATTGGAATGAAATCTTTATCCTGCATAGAGTTAAATTGCTCTTCAGCTTCTTTATGATGTTTAGCCTTTCTAAGTAAATAAGCTTTAATGTGCATATTTTGAAAATTATCATATACAGGATCTATAGCTTGGACTGGGACACTTAAAACACCGAGTATACCTTCTTTAATATGCTTTTCATGTATAATATTTTCAAAATATAATTCACCATCTACTAACATATTTCTTACATACTCCCAACCTCTTTCTTTTATATCAAACAAATTAATAAATTTTTCAAACTCTTCTGTAATTTGTTTTTTTACTAACGGATCAAAATCTGCCACACCCCTTAAATTCAAGTTAATTATATTACCATGTTCATCCTCATTTAAAAATTCATCACAGATTTCATCTAACGCATCAGCAACTTCGGCAAACTGGGCCATTGTTCTGTAATCTCTTATACGTCTATATTTGTCTACGTCAAGAGTAGCATACATTAGCTCGTTATACATTCTATCAGCTAAGAATGATCCTATAGGATGATCAGATCCACCGGTCTTAGGAGCAAGAATAGAATGCTGTGCTAATAATTCTTTACGTAGAGACCCTGCTTTATAGAAATCTTTAAACTTAGGATTCTCCGCAGTTACATCATCTATAATTGCTCCAGGAGATCTATAGGGTAAATTATTTTGAATAAATTTTTGTAACCCTCTACCGAATGTACCTTTTTGTCCGTCTGCCATGTTAATTTATTGTTATTGTTGTGTTTATATCATTTGCTAACGTTGTAAACCCAGCTGCATTAATTGGTACTATATCTATAATACCAGTTGCAGTTAATTCTGGGAACGCAACAGACATACTATTATAGGTATTTAATGTATAAGTTCCAGCGCTTGTACCTGTAGTTAAGAAAAACCCACTTATCCTCGGGGAAAATAATAGATTACCACTACCCGTATCCGATGCGAACGGGAGATCACTAACAGCAGAAACACCAGTCGTATAATCTGATAACCCATGACCAAGGGTAAACACATCCAGAAGTTGTTCT